AAAGAGCTTGAGGAGCTGAAGAAAGCAACCGAGGCGGAGAAGCTCGCATCGCAAGCGAAGTTCCTGAAGCAGATTGAAGAGGAGAAGCTGAAGGCCGCCGCAGCAAAGAAGGCGAATGCGAAGTTTGAGCGCGAGCTCGCTGAGCAAATTGCAAAGGCTGAAGCGGAAACAGAGAGGCGAGTGGCAAGATCTGTCGCTGAGCAAGCAAGACGAGCTGAGGCTGCTCCAAGAACCTTGAAACAGACTGTGCCTATGCCGAGGCGAGCCTTTGACAAGCACAAGAGCGAAGTGTTTCAAGAAGACAACATCATCACTCAGCTTCAGCGCAAAGGTCATTCAAAAGCGCAAGCTGAGAAGCTATACTCGCAGCTTGACGAAGCCATTGACGTTTGGAAGGGAGACTCTGCTGAGATCAGGGCGTTCCAGCGTGGACAGATCTTGCCTATACATCCTGACTACGCTGAGTTCAAGGCGCATGTCAAGGCTATTGAAAACACTCTTGATCTTGCTCCCGGATGGAAGGGCTCTACGCTGTACAGAGGCGAGAGCTTCGCAGACGACATCAAATTCAGGGGTGGCGCTCGTATCGCACAGGTACCGAATCCAAGAACGAAAGAACAGAACAGACAATGGCTCTTGGATTACTTGGAGAGCGGACGCACTGACTGGAAGTGGCGATCGCACACTGGATTCTCTTCAGAACCTGGAGTGGCCGAGCAGTTCAGTGGTCATGTAAATCCTGGGATCATGTTTGAAATTCGCTTGAAGCCTGGACGAGCAAGCCGAGCGCGCTCCATTGAGAACATCGGCTTCAATGAAGAAGAGTTTGAGTTGCTTGTGCCGAAGGATACGCAGTTTCGGATCCTCAATTGGTTCAAGGAGCCTAAGACAAAGAGCGGTGGACAGCGGATCCGTATCATCCTTGAGGAAGTGGAGAACACCTGATGGCAGAGCGCAACGCAAGATTTTCAGCGGACGACATATCGCATCGTCCTGGCATCATTGGGGATGAATCCATTGAGGTGACGGACGAAGAAGAGATGGTCCGCATTGTGATGGAAGGAAATCCCAAGCTCACCGAGAATCAAGCGCGAGAGCAGATTGGTCTGCCCGCGAAACCTTGAGCGTTAAACCGCTCATCTGTGCTGACCCGGAGCGTGTGATACGCGAAGGAATGTAGGCGTGACGCCGAACAGCGAAGGAGTGACTCCGGAGCTGCAATCAGAGGAAGGACCAAAGTGAAACTCGAATCAAGCTACGACAGCAAGGAAGGAATCCCGGACGGCTACGCTGATCTGTTCACAGAGGAAGACGACAAGTTCGTTTTCACTGGCGTGACAGGAATCAAGACGCAGAAGGACATCGACAAGCTGAACGAGGCCAATCGCAAGGTGCGTGCTGATCTCAAGAAAGCAAACGATGCCCTCAAGGCTTTCGGCGATCAGTCGCCGGAAGAGATCGCGTCTTCGCTTGAGGAGCTGGAAGAGCTTCGCGGGCGCGTGGACGATGGGGATGATGCGACCGTTGAGGAACGCATCAACAAAGCAGCGGAAGCAAGAGTGAAGCGACTGATGGGCCCGATTGAGCGCAAGCTCCAGAAGGCCGAAAAGGATCGGGAAGAAGCTGTCGGGTCGCGTGATGCGCTCCAAGGCGAAATCACTTCCGGCAAGATCACATCGGCGCTGAACAAAGCGATCGCCACGATGGGCGTTCGTTCTTCTGCAGTGGAAGACGTCCTGATGTACGAACGGATCTTCGAGTTCACAGAGGAAGGCGAGGCTCGTACGCGAGATGGTGTCGGCGTGACGCCGGGACTCAGCACAGACGAGTGGATGAAGGACATGAAGGAATCGAAGCCTCACTGGTGGGATCCATCAAAGGGAGGCGGTTCCAAAGGATCGTCGGGCGGGAGTTCTGCCAACGACGTTGAAAAAATGACTACTGAGGAAAAGCTCGGCTATCGCGGTTGATTCTCAGTAGCACATCAGGAGCTACTCAATGGCCAATCTGACTCTTTTGGAAGCAGCGAAAGGCATGGGCGACAGAGAGATCTTTCGTCAGGGCGTGATCGAGACGTTCGTGGAATCGAATCGTCTTTTTGAGCTGATGCCTTTCCGAAGCATCATCGGAGGACATGACGGTATTCTGCTCGAAGCGGAACTGCCGACTACGTCCACTCGTGGTGTGAACGAGGGGTACACGCGATCCTTCGGGCGCATCGATGAGATCGTCCAGGCCCTCAAGATCTATGGTGGAGAGATTGGCATCGATCCTTTCATCATCGAGACGAAGGGCGAAGTGCAGGCAACGCGACAGCAGCAACTCATGATCAAGTCGGTCGCCAACAATTGGCTTCTGGACTTCTTCAAGGGTGATGATGGTGCGCAGCCGCGTGACATCGCTGGATTGCAGACTCGTTTGAGCGGCGCGAACATCGTCGCGAACAACGGACTCAACGAAGCGATGTCCATGCTCAAGCTGGACGAGGCCATTGCGCGGACTCACAAGCCCACGCATCTCCTGATGGGACGCGAGATGAGCCTGATCTTCACTCAGGCACATCGTCTGACTGCAACTGGTGTCGGTGGTACGAACATCCAATACGGCAAGGATCAGTTCGGTCGTCAGATCCAGATGTACAACGGACTCGAAATTGTCGTTGTGACAGATGCGGCTGACGCAGACGTCGTGCTCCCGTTCACAGAGACGGGTGATACGACTTCGATCTACGTTTGTTCCTTCGGTTCTACCGGCATCGAGGGGATCCAGAGCTCGCCGATCCAGGTTCGCAATCTTGGAGAGGACAACACTTCTCCGCGTATCGATACCCGGATGGAGTGGTACTCCAATTTCCAGATTGGACATCCTCGTTCGGTGACCCGATTCAGCAACATCGAGAACATCCCGGCCGTCGCCTAGTAGTCACATGGCTCGTCCTGTGTCAGTCTAAGGTAGACTGACACACTTCAATTCAAATAGGAGAAATGACATGTCCAGTTCAATCATGTCGCCCTTTCAGAACAGCTACACGCTGGACGCCGACCACATTCTCAAGGCTGCTGGCGTGATCGGTGCGAGTGCTGCGGTCGCGACCGTGGTGGATCTCGGCAGTTCGTACTACAGCGGAACGCTCGTCGTTGACGTAACGGCGATCGAAGTGGCTTCCACAGACGAGAACTACGCAATCGTGGCTCAGGGAACGAACATCGCAGGCTTCGGTACGAAGACCGATGTCTGGGATCTTGGAGCCATCCTGCTCGGTGGCGGTGCAACGGGGCACTACACCGACTCGACCGCAGTGGACGTCATCGGGCGTTATACGGTGGGCTTCACGAATCGACATGGAGCGAGTCTGCTTCGTTACGTTCGTCTGTACACTGTCGTCGCCGGGGCGATCGCATCGGGAATCAATTACTCGGCGTTCCTCGCCAAGAATCCCGTCGGTGTCTGATCGTTGATGGGGAGGGCGCAAGCCCTCCCCGTTTCCACATCTCTTTCAAGCCAGGAGGAATCAAATGGCAGCGAAAGTGCTCGTTCACGACAGTCAAGAAGACGAAACGATCATGCTCTACAGCGCAGATGCGCGTGAGTGGATTGCGACGGAGCCGGATCGTTACTCCCTGATCAATCAGGAAGACAAGATCGCACTTGCGAATCCGCCTCAGGCCGGCGTTCGGAAGCCTGTTGATCTTGGCAATGAGAAGGGCGATGATAAGCCTCGTCCTCCCGCTCCCGGAGTTCGCGCGAAGGGAAAGGCGAAAGCCGACAAGGAAGATGACTGATGGCGTTCACGCCTGAAGACGGAACGGGTCTGGCGGCAGCGAATAGCTACGTCAGTGAAGCCGAGCTTGATGCTTGGGTCACCGATCGCAACCTCACGATTTCCATTGTTCAAGTGGAAAAAGAAGCTGCGATGATTGAGGCGACCACATACATCGACGGGAAGTTCGGTGCTCGTTTCGTTGGTCAGCGCGACACCAGAACTCAAGGTCTTGACTGGCCTCGTCAATACGCATATGACGAGACAGGCGAGTACATTGAGGATGGAGCGGTTCCTCGCGAAGTCAAGAACGCAACGCTGGAGCTTGCCGTTGCCCGTCTCGTGCAAGCTTCAGTTCTCCTTCCTAATGTAGTCGCAGGCGAAAGCGGAATCATTCTTACGGAAGACAAGATCGGCGACCTCATGACGAAGGTTGAATACGACGGCGGATCAGGATCAGCTGGCGAGCCTGTGTATCGCACAGCGGCTCGCATCCTTCGTCCTCTTCTCAATCCTGTTGGAATCGTGCGCGCATGAGCACAGCTTTCGGCAACAAGATGCGAGCTGCCGCTGTCAAGGTCATTGACAAGTTCGGCATTGACATGATCTTGACGGCCGATGGCTTCGGTGGCTTTGATGTAACGACTGGCCGAGCGATCAGACTCACAACGGATACGCAGCAGACAGCGAAGTGCGCTCCGTTCGGCCGTATCAGCACTCAGCGTGCACAGACAGACGACAACGTGCAGATCAGTGACGCAGTCACGTGGGTGAAACAGACTGGCTTGACTGTACCGATCGCAATCGGCATGACAGTACAGATCTCGCCGTCCGGTAGGAAGATGCGTTGCGTTGCAGTGGATAAGTTTGATGCTGACGAGCTTCCGGCAGCGTATCGCTTGATCTTGAGGGACATGTGAGTAGCCTTGATCGCTTCCTACTGAAGCTTGCGAACGACGCGAAGAACGCAGAGAAGCTCATGTCGTTGACGATTCGCGATGTCGGGCTCCAGGCTCTGCGCGGCGTCGTGCTCAAGACGCGCGTTGTAACAGGTAGGACGCGCGGTAACTGGCAGACGTCCATCGGTACACCGCTCACTGGAACACTAGAACGCCTTGATCCTTCGGGTGCGCAAGCGATCGGTCAGGGGAGTGGCGTCATCAAACAGGTGAAGCCGTTTGATACGATCTGGCTTGTCAACAATGTGCCTTGGATTCAAAACCTTGAGGATCTTGATCACATGGTCGACCTCACGGTCCAGGAAATCATGGGACAGTTCAACCTATGACGGAAGTCGCATCGGTATCCTACTGGGAAACGAAATCCTTCATAGTGAGATGGATGATCCAGGCTTTGCAAATCACGGATTCGGGTATCACTGTCATGGTCGACAACGTGGACATTGACGAACCGATATTCGATCCTGATAGCGTCTCTCGCTCATCGTGGTGGTCTGTGTCTGCGACCACAGGAGAAGCCACGTATCCAACAGTTTCTGGCAGAGGCAGAGGAGGAAAGAAGTCGCGACTCGTTTCGTATTCTGGAATCCTAGTTGTCCGTTGCTGCACACCGAAAGGCGTCGGTGTCATGCAAGCTGAAAAGATGGCTGATGAGGCTGGAAAGATCGTTCGTGATCTTTACACTCCAGTTGTCGGCTTGACTTTCAATGCTCCGTTCACCCAAGAGGTGCCGCAAGAGCGGTACTATCAACTCAACCTTCTTGCTCCGTTCACTGTGAACGCTTACACATAAAGGAGTGCCCGAATGGGACTCGCTGACTCATCCTCTGCAAATCTTTCTTTCAGAGACGAACCGACGACGTGGGGCGTTGTCACTGCTGGAGCGTATCAGGAGATGCGCATCATCAGTGAGTCGCTCAAGCAGGAAACGCGAACAGCAGAATCCGAGGAGGTCGGTAGCGACCGCCTGACTCCGGATATCGTTCGCGTTGGCGCTGACGTGAGTGGTGACATCGTTCAGCATCTTTCGTGGGGAGAAGACGATCTTCTCAAGTACGCGCAGATGCGCAATTGGACCGCTGCATACGATCAGACAGCCACATGCTCAGCGACTGCGAATGGAGATGGTACGTGGCTCCTGGAAGACGACGCTACTCCTGCCGCATATAACGCCTTCATCGCAGGCGGACACGTTCGCATGAGCGGATGGACATTCGGTGGTTCGACTGCGAACAACGGTATCTGGCGCATCCTGGAAGTTCAAGCTGGCGTCGGTCTGCTCCTGGATGACGGCGACAACATTGCTGTCACCTCCGCTGCTGATGCTGGAGTTCGTGTCATCCATGAGTCGCTCGTCACCGCCAACGCAACGGATACAGGCAACACGAGTTTCTCGGTGCAGAAGAACTTCCCTGACTCGGATGAGAGCAGCAACGGCACAGTCATCACGATGAACGGATTTCGTGTCGATACAATGGCGCTCGCCATTGAATCAGAGGCCATCCCGAAGGTGACGTACGGAGTGCGAGGGAAGATCGCAATCGTCGGCGACACGCTTGCTACAGGAGCGAACGTTGCTCCTGGAACTGGCGAAGTCATGAACGCTGTGGACCACATCGAACTGTACTCGTGCGCAAAGACATCAGATACTGGCGCTCCGTACAAGTACGCAGACGTCAAGTCGCTCACGCTCACCATGAACAACGCTCTTCGACCTCAGCCAATCATCGGTTCGGTTTCCCCTGTTGGAATCGGGCGTGGTACTCAGCGCGTGACGATCGCAATGACGGCGTACTTCCGCGACAACAGAGTGCTGGATGACTACCTTGGCTTCAAGAAGGTGAACGTCGACTACGGCTACAATGAGACAACGCCGGCAGCGACGACACGCACAGGAGGCATGATCGTCTGTGAGGACACGCTCGGCAACGCCTACGTGTTCGACATCGGTCAGGCAGTTATCACGAAGGCCGACACGCTGACTCCTGGCAAGGATCAGGACATCATGGTTGACATTGAAATGACGGCCTTCAAGCGCAAGTTCAACGCAACGTCCAGTCCGTTCCAGTTCGGAATCAGTCGGATCGTGGCGTAACAACAAGAGCAGAGGAGCAGAGAACAATGAAGCTATCGGCAATTGAATTGGATGTCATCGGCATTCAAGAAGGCAAGTGGACGAAGATGCCTGGAGGCTGGGAGTGCTGCTTGCGCTCAGCGGCTTCCAAGGCTGCTCGTTCTGTTACAGATCGTATCCAGCGTGAGCGGCGTGAAAACCCCGAGCTGAAAGGCGCGGAGCCGACCACGGAAGAAGCGATCGAAATGACCATTGAAGTACTCGTAGAGGCTTGCATGGTCGATTGGCGAGGATTGGAGGAGGATGACGGTACACCCATCGTCTTCAGTCATGAGCGCGCATACGCAATCTTGCGTGATGAACGCTATCAGCTGATCCTGGACGCCGTGGCTGATAAGGCCGGAACTGAAAAGACGTTCCTGAAGAATTCGGATGTGGAGAAAGACGCGGGAAACTGATAGAGGTACTCGAGTGGGAGCAGGTAGGCTGGGGACCTCACGAAGCCTTCCTGCGAAAGCTAGAGCGACAACACGGGAAAGGGTATGTCAAGGCTCTGCAAGAAAGGCCAGAACCTCCCGGGTACCTACAAAGAATCCTGTCATGTTTCCTCACTTGCGATCGAAGAAGGGTTCACGCAAGAGCACCGATCAGTCTTGTTGATTTGGAGTCTTGGTTGAACATACATCTGATTGACGATCTGGATCGTGAATGGTACTTCCACGTCGTTGAAAAGATGGACATCCATTTCCTGAGGAAACATGGCGACACTTGAACGGATCATCAGGCTAGGGATAGACTCATCGGGAGCAGTCTCGGGCGCTGCTACGTGGACTCAGTCAACTGGAAAGATTGAGAGTTCCACTAGGCGAACTCGGGATGAGCTTGGTCGTTTCATTAAGTCGCCAACTGGAATCCGTGGTCTTGCTGATAAGATCCGCAACGAAGCGAAGCCTGCGTTTGATCGTTTCATCGCAGATCTGCGCAGGACCGGAACACATACCAAGCTCGCTCGCAATGAGCTCGGTCAATTCATTCGTGGCAGAAACAGCGTTGATGAGCTTCAGCGCAAGCTGAACAAGATTGGATCTGGGAGCATCGGAAAGCTAGCCGGTGCGTTCAGAAGCGCGAAGCTCGCGCTTGGCGGATTGGGTCTTGGCGCTGGATTCGGTTTGACAGCCGTATTCAACGTGATCAAAAACTTCGAAAAGGAGATGAGCAACGTCAAGGCTCTTGTCGGTGACATCACTGACAATGAGTTCAAGGCGATGGAAGCCGAGGCACGAAGGCTCGGTGCAACGACGCGGTTCTCTGCAACGGAAGCCGCGAGTGGTCTTAAGTTCCTGTCATTGGCTGGCTTTGAATCGCGCGAGTCAATCGCAGCGTTGGAGCCTACCCTCAATCTCGCTGCTGCCGGCGCGATTGATCTGGGCAATGCAGCGGACATCGCGTCTAACATTGCGACACAGTTCGGTATCAAAGCCGAAAATCTAAATCGCGTTGTTGACACACTTGCGTTCACGGCATCAAAGTCAAATACGAACATTGAACAGCTGAGCGAAGCACTCAAGTTCGCTGGTCCGATCGCATCTGTCGCTGGCATTGAGCTTGAAGAAGTAGCAGCGGCGGCAGCTCAGCTCGGTAATGCAGGCATCCAGGCTGGTCTTGCTGGTACCGGCCTTCGCCGAGTGATGATCAATCTGTCTTCGCCGACGGAGTCTGCCGTCGCTGCGTTTGCAGACATGGACCTTTCGCTTAGCGATCTTGATCTGCGTACCAACTCCCTCACAGAAGTGATGGCGAAACTCGGTAACGCAAATCTCAACGTTGAGCGTGCCTCCAAGATCTTCGGTGACAGAGCGGCCGGCGTTGCTGTCATCCTTGCGCGTACGTCAGCTAAGACAGCAGATTTCGAGAAGCGCATTCGTAGCGCTCAGGGTGCTGCGAAAAGAATGGCCGACACCATGTCGGACAATCTATTCGGTGCAAGCAAGAACCTGATATCGGTTATACAAGAGCTAATCTTGCAGACTGGTGATGGTGGGCTGACTGGTGCGTTCCGCACGATGCTGGATACGACCACGAGTGTTCTTCGTGTCTGGGCGGGGATGGGCGAGTCGCTTGGCAAGAACAGACGCCAGTTCACTACCCTCGCTGATCGCATCGTCGTACTTGCAAAGACGCTCGGTGCGCTTGCATCGCTTCAATTCGCAGCGAAGTTCCTTGTACCCATCGCAGCTCAGACAGCAGCGGCAGCTCTTGGCTTCGCTCGCCTCACGCTTCAGGTCAGAGGGTTCGCTTCTGCTGCCGCTGTCGCTGGAACAGCGTCAGGCAAACTAGCGACAGCGCTCGGTCTTGCTCCTACACCGATGACGAAGATCTTGTCCATTGGCTTCAGCCTCATTACGATGTGGGGTCTGTACAAGACAGCGACCGCCGGAGCATTCACAGAAACAAGATCTCTTCTGGATGAAGCTGAAAACTTCGCAACGACATTCGGCAAGCAGACAGGCAAGGTCGGCGAAGCGATGTCTCGCAACGTCGGCAACAAAGTCAAGGAGCTAAAGGAAAAGATCGCTCGTGATGCAATCACAGCGGATGATCTTGTGCGACCCGATGTTGCAAGAGAAGTTGATGCGCGACTCAGATCAATCTTTGGTCGTACTCAGTTCCCAGAGGACGCCGACAACGGAGAAGAGAAACGAGCCGGCGTTGAGCGCACGATCTTGCGCGAGCGTAGCGAAGCTATCCAGACACTGCGCAATGAGCTTGGAAGGTATGAAGTAGCTCTCAGGCTTGTTGATGAAGCGAATAGCAATCTCGCTTCTAACACGGCAGCGCGTGAGGAAATTGAAAAGGAGCACAAAGCGTTCCTTGACGCTGAGGCTTCTGCTGCTGCATTCCAACTTCGTATGGATACTGCGACTGTGAAGCAGGACGTGTACAGTCAGGTCCTTGAGCTGTCTATCACAAAGCAGGAACGCTTTGAAGAAGCAACGAAGGCAATCAATTTTGCGTTGAAAGAAAATGAGATCAGTGTTGAAGACGCAGCACGAGTGACTGAAATCTTCAAAGACAAGATCTTTGGCGCGACCAAGGAATCGAAAGAATTTAGTTCTGTGTTGCAAGCCATCCGCACTCCGGCGGATGACTATGCAGATTCACTTCTGCTGGTCAACGAAGCTCTTGAAAGGAACGTCATAAACGAGGCTCAGGCAGCGCGAGCCACAGAAGTGTTCGCAAAGCGATTCAAGGACGCAACGGACAAGATAGCGGCTGGACCGCCGCTCGCACGCGAGTTCGGTGATGCGATGGGCAAGACGCTTACTTCGATGGTCTTCCAAGCTCAGGATGCTGAAGCTGCGTTCAAGAACCTTGCGCTCCAAATCGCAGAGATGATCTTCCAAGCTACGATCGTTGAGCCGCTCGTCAATAGCATTGTCGGTGCATTTACTGGCGGAATCGGTAGTTTGTTCGGTGGTGGATTAGCGAATGGACCGCAGGGTCTAGGCTCTGCTCCTGGAGGAGGAAGCTTCAACTATCAAATCGCCCCTCTTGGCAGTGCGATGGGAGGAGATTTCAAGGTTGGAGGCGGCGGAGGAACAGACAGTCAGCTTGTTCAGTTCATGGCTTCGCCAGATGAAAGCGTTCATGTCCGTACTCCTGGACAACGAGCGGCGATGTCCTCAGCCTCTAGTGCTCCTTCGAGTGGAGGAGGAGGAGGTGGCATCAATCTCCGCGTTGATGTCGTGAACAACAGCAGCACAGCTAGTCCGACGAAGACTGAAACTTCAGTTGTTCAGACAGCGCAGAACAGAGTCATGATCACCAACACTGTGACTGACGTCAATCAAGAAGACATCACTAGACGCGGACGCTTTGCACGCACGATGGAACAGCAATCAACGACTCGTTTTACAGGAGGTGAGCGATGACCACTTGGCTCGTGGCTCCTTTCCCTCAGACGCCTCAAGTTTCGAACTACGGAGAAAAGTTTCGGAACACGGCGCATCATGACGGCGTTGATGAAGGTCCTGTCATGAGTCGGCGCATCGGCCTTGCAGGACCGAAGCCGTTCACATGCGTATTCTGGCTCACGGCCGCTGAGGTAACTCAGCTGAGGACATGGTGGGAAGATACGATTGAAGACGGCACGATTGAATTCGACTTCCCTCATCCGCATCCCGGCGTCGGTGGCACGATCGTATGTCAGATGTTCAAGCCACCTGATGCCAAGACCCAGGGCGGCGATCTCTGGACGGTAGGCTGTGAGATCACAGAGGTGCTTGCCTGATGGCCGACGTAACACCCTCGGCATCCGTACGTCAGCAGATGGCAAGGCGTACGACGAAGAAGGCTCCCATTCTGTGTGTTGAGATATTCCAGCCCGATGAACAAGATCCGACATACAGCGATTCACGATGGCCGATCCGTCTTTGCGATCATACGCAGAGCATCAATCATGGTGGGGATACGTTCACGGCAGTGTCCATGGACTGGTCACCGATCAACCGTGAGGAGGAAGAGGTTCCTCAGTTGATCATCAACGTGCTCGGTGTCGGCGATCTGTATTCAGATCTGATGCGAAGCCTGAGCGTGAAGCCTCCGCGTGTGGATGTATTCACCGTGACGATTGACACGACGACAGGACTCGTTCAGCCTACACGTGACGAACAAATCACGGACCTGCGCTTGAAGAAAGTGAAGGGCAGATTCGGCATCTCGTTCACGCTGCGCAAGCGAGAGTTCACAGGACCCTATCCAGTTCGTCGTTACGACGGCATCACCTTCCCAGGTCTGCGATGAAAGTCTACGCTGTCGATACAAGCGAGTATCGTGACTGGATGGCCGTCCCCTACAAAGAGTTCGGCAGAGAACTCACTGGAGCCGACTGTTGGGGCTGGACTCGTCTGTTCCTGAAAGAGAAGATCGGCGTTGATCTGGCGATCTATGATGGGATGACGCGTCCGACTCCAGACACGATCCGCGATCAGCTGAAGTCTGGATGGCGCAGACTAGCAGAAGATGAAGAGCCGCGTCCGTGGGACGTAGTCACGTATCTTCAATCCAGGTACGACCTCCACCACATCGGCGTAATGATCGGGAACGACCACTTCTTGAGCATGATCGTTGGATCTTGTGTGACGACGGAGCGCCTGAGCACTGGAGCTGACGAGTGGGAATTCGTGAGGCTGTATCGTTATGTCGGCTGAAGTCATGATCGTAGAAGGGCTGGTGACGTTTGCCTATGCGACGAGCCATCTTGAGATTGATGCCGCTTCTGTGAAAGAGGTTCCGTGCGGCTTGTCCGTCACGGAGATGCTGGATGAGTACTTCGACGTCGACCACGAGGGACTCGCGCCGCTTCACGTGTATCTCGGCGGACACACAGAGATCGAACTCGAAGACTGGGATGTCTATTATCCT